CGAAGATACGTGTCGGCCTTCCACAGTTCGGGCGCGCGGATGATCTGCTGCATGAGCGCGGTGGGCTCTACCCTGGCGAGGCGCTGGAAGTTGTTCACCCGCTCACCCCGATCTCGCCCTCGGCGGTGAGAATCAGCGCGTTCGCCTGGTTGGCCCCGCCGACGAGGAAATCGGCCGCATCGAACCGCCACAGGCCAATCGCATCGACCGAATCGTAGGCGGGCACGCTCTTTTGCGCCCACACGAACTCGGTCCCCACGATGTTGCCCGCGGCGATGCCCTTCCACAGCGACACGGTGATGGCCACGGCGGTCCGGTTCGTGACCCGAAGGTGCTGCAGCAGGATGTAGGGCTGGGGCATCACGAACCCCACCGGACCCGCGGTGTTGGTGATCGCGGGGTTGAGGATGTTCGTGGCCGGATTGGTCGTCAGCAGTACCGGCCCGAGGTTGAATGAGCGATTCAGTGCCATGGGCTACGCCGTCTGCACCTCGTCCCAAAGGAGCGCCGAGAGCGCCGAGTGCGCCACCGGCGTCGTGCTCGCGAGCAGCGCCAGCACGCCTCCCGGGGGCACGATGAACGAGCCGTCGAGGTTCTCAACCGAGGATTCCTCGTGCGTCTGGAACCCGGCCGCCGTGGCAAGCAGGGCGATGTTGTAGCCCGAACCGCCGACGAGCGAGGAACCGTGCAGCACGGTGAGATTGCCCACGAGGCCGGTGAGGGCGAGGCCGGACATGTCCTTGGCGACCGAGCCCGCCTTCTGCAACGTCGCGCGATTGACTGGCGCCGCACCCGTGGTGATCGCGTTCTGCCCGACCGCGGCTGCCCAGGCGTAGGGCCCACCGCCCGTGGCCTGGAGCGCTGTCATGATCGCCGCGAGCGTCGCCTGCAGGATCGAGAGGTTCTTGCCTGAGCCCAGTGGGTTCCACACGCCCGCGATCGGCGTGCAGGTGGCACCCAAGGTGCCCGTGGTGAAGGTCACGTTGCTGATCGAGGTGAGCGCTGCGAGGCCCCCACTGAAGAGGTTGCCGCGGTAGGCCTGCTCATAGAAGCGGCCGTGCAGTTCGCTCACGATCAATTCGGCGGTCTTGCCTTGCCGGAGTGGCTGCGTGGTGACGCCATCCGAGATCGCCTGCGGACCTGCTTGGCCGGTAACTGGAATAGCCATCACATCACCTCACTGTATTGAACCGAGCACACTTCCATCGAGACAATCCCCCACGCTCACGCTTTGGCCGCTGATGAGGGCGAGTTGGAGACTTATCGCATTCAGCAAAGCGTTCGTTTGCTGTTGCAGTTCGACAAGCTGCGCCAGCTGTTCGAGGTTCCCGCCCTTCTCGGCCGCGGCGTTCGTCGGGAGCGGAGCGATGGCGGGGTAGACGCTGATCACGTGGCCTCCCCGCCGCTCGCGAAGAGCGTGAGCCCGACCGAGCCGGCGAGCCCCTGAATCGTGTCGCCCTCGTTGAGGATTTGAGAGCCCGTCCACTGCGCGATGGATTTGGCGGGCACGTCGAAGGGGATCAGCGTGTTCGCATCCCCTGGCGCCCCAAGGCTCGGCACGAGGTACACCCGAGCATTGATAGCGGCGGCCGTCGTGTTGGCGATGTCGATGTCCTTGAGGAACGTCCGCGTGCCCGCCGGCACGGTGTAGAGGATGCCGGCCACCGTGGCGGGCAGCTGCGCGAGAGCGAGGCGGGCGGGGGTGATGTTCTGGAAGGGCATGTCAGCAGCCTGCGTTCAGCCAGGACATGACGCTGTCGCTGTTGAGGAATTGCCCGAGCGGCCGAGGCACGGCCTGCATGGCGATGTTGGCGACTGAAACGCCAGCGCTCCCTGAGCCCAGCAGCGCTTGCGACCCGCCGGCCTGCCCCGTAGCACCCGGGAGGCCTTGCGATCCGCCCACACGGTTCCACAGTGACAGGAGGAACCGATACCACTCACGCGAGATGATGCCCGTCTTCGTGTTGACGAAGGGCACCTCGAGCGGGGCAAAGTAGAGCGGATCGCTCATTGCCGGCACTCCCGCACCGAGGCTCCGGCGCCGATCAGGATGCGTTTCACGGGATCGGTGATCGTCGAGCGCCACACCCGATCACGCGAGCGACCGGTCTTCGTGGCAATCGCGCGCCGGCCGTATTCGCCCACCTTGCCGATGGGGATCGAGCGCGAGTTGGGGAAGGTGTGCCCGCCATCATCGCTCCACTCGAGGATCATCTGCGGGTCTGAGCCCTGCCCGCTGCTGAGACCCACGCCCGTTTCCATGTCGATCCAGAAGCGATCGAAAATGTAGTTCACGTTCGTGGCGCTGGCGAAGTGCGGAGCGGTGCGGATTGCGGGCAGCACATCCCCGGCGTCGTCATAGCGATCGAGGTTGAAGGCGTAGACCTTGCCGTTCTCCCAATCGCCCACGACGATGCGCCCGGCAAAGGCCATGGCGGTGGCGGTGCGGTGGCGGTTCAGCGAATTGTTGCCTGGGTTCCGCCACGCGCGCTGGTGCCACAGTTGGGTGGTCAAATCGTAGTACCACGAGGCGTTCCCGCTCGGGAAATGCCAGGCCGGGAAAGTGTGCCCCTCCTGCTGGTAGGTGCACCCGATCGCATCCGAGAGCGTGGGGTACTGGGCCCAGGCGAACTCTTGCTCGTGCTTGGAGATTCGCACGGCGCTGTAGCCCTGCGACTGCACCGCGATGCCCTGACCGTTGTCGTCGGCTGAAAGCCAGAAGAGGTGCGCGGTGCCGTCGGGGTTCGTGGCCTTGGAGTGGGCGTAGGGGCCCACGATCCCCTTTTCGATGAACGCGCCCTGGATGCGCTCGATCGGGAAGGAGGCGTTGCCACTGTTGTAGAAGATCTCGGTGCTGTTCTCCCCGAAGAGCCACACCTCGCGCTGGTTCACCCGAAGGCCGAGCAGAAGATCCGGGGACCCTTCGGCGCTCGCGAAATCGAGGCCCGAAAGCGAAGTGGACAGGAGTCCGGTGATCTGGAACTTACCCGTGCCGGGCCAGTTGAAGATGAAGTAGTCGTCGAGGAAGTCGACGTTGTCGGCGCCGTGAAAGTTCAGGTTGACGACCTGTGAGATCGCCGAGGCGGCCGGGTTCCCCGGGTTCGGCGTGATGATGTAGCCCTCGGCACCGCAGGCCATGACGATCTGCTGCCCGTTGCTCGCCATGCTCACCGGCGTTTGCCGCAGGATGATCGAGCCGATGAGATACGAGACCCACCCGTTCGTGACGGCGTACACGTTGGAGCCGGCGACGATGAAGGCCAGCGTCTTGGAGAATCGAATCATGCCGCGGATCCCACCGCCGCCGCTGTCGAGGTTGAGCATGAGATCCAGCCCCGGGCATCCCACGAGCATGGCGACATCCCGCGCCTGGCCGCTTCCACTCGCCTCGACGTAGTAGTTGATCAGCTGCTGCGGATCGAAGTTGCGCGAGCGCGAAAGGGAAGCGCCACCAATGAACGGGACCGGCTGAACAGCACTCATACGCCTGTCTGCCAAATCGCTGGATCTGAGCCCACGAGCGCCGGGTCATACTGCGCCACGCGCTGCACCCGATTCGCCCGTTTCACATTCGCCCGAGCGCTCGCGGCAATGCTCGAGATTTCACCCGGGCACGGCACCCCGTAGGATCCGCACAGGAGGACAGCGAGCATGTAGCGATACATGAGCGCGTAGCCAGGCGGAGCGTTCACCGCGGTCGTCGTGTCGGTGACGTTGGTGAGCACCCGATCGGTGTTGAGGAAAATCGAAATGATCCCCGATGGGACTGGCCAGAGCGTGATGCGCCCCAGCGGGAAATCGTTGATGAACAGGAGCTTCTCGACGATCGGCTGCTGCTGGGTCTTCAGGGCGATGTCGTTGTACTCGCCCTGGTTGATCATCTCGATCGGGAAGTCCACGCCGTTGAAGGTGCAGTAGGGCCAGTTCAGGTTAACCGGCCGCGTGGTGTTCCAGTTTCCGGCAGGCCCGATGGTGTACACCGATTGGCCGGCCACCGTGGGGAATGTCTCGAGCGCCGAGCCGTAGACGGCCATGTTCTCGGTCGAGAGAATTTCCAGCAGGTCATTGAATCCCTGCAGGCCTTCGGCGAAGTCATCGGCATCGGGCGTTTCGGTCTTGCCCACGACGCCACTGAGCCGGAGCGCTCCGGTGATCAACTGGCCGGCCGTGGTCGGGCTCGGCATGGCTCAGGCGTAGAAACCGTTCGCTTCCGACACCGCGTTCGTGTTGCCCGCGCCCAGCGCCGGGAGCGTCACCACGATCGCCACGCCCTGCGCCGAAGCCGGGAGCGGCGGGTCGAACACCACGGCGAGCGGCACGGCGCCGAGCGTCGCACCGGCAGGAGTCGCGAAGATATAACTCTTCGTGCCCCCGAGCAGTCCGGTGATCGTCGCAATGACGAGCGCAGCGCCGGTTGATCCGCCCGCCGTGAGTTGGAAGCCGGCCAGGAACGCGGTCTTGCCAGCCACCGCGGGGATTGTGGCGACCGCGTTGGCGTTGGCGACGTTGCCGCTCGAGGCTTGGATCGGTGTACCGACGGGGACGCCCATGGTGCTTCTCCTGGCTCAGTTCTTCGGGGCTTTGCCGGCGGCGACGGCCTCGCGGCCAATGGCCCGGGCAGCGCGCTCGGCGTCAGCCTTGTCGCGTGCTTCGCGCGCATCGAGTGCGGCTTGCGGATTGGGATGCCACTCATCGCCCCGGGCACTTGCGGCCTTGTCGTCTTCGACGATGCAGGTCGAGCCGTCGGCGTGGAAGAGCATCTTCGGGAATTCGGCGAACGGGATCGGCTTGTTCACCCTCTCTTCGGTCTCTTTGTCCATCGTTGTCGTCCTTCAGTTTGTGGAAAACCCCCGGAGCCTTTCAGCCCCGGGGGAGGTGTTGCGGGTCAATGCCAGGGGAGATCGCGGCACGTGGAGCATTGCCCGCGAACGCTTACAGGCGCTGGCTCATACCCGACTGAATCTCGATCTCCCAGTCGATCAGCGTGGTCGCCGTCGCGTTGGCCGTGCCGAAGATCGTGAACGATCCGGCGGCACAGACGACGCGCTCGACTCGAAGCAACGTGCCGTCCGCGGCCGCTTGCGCGACCTTGGCCGTGACGTGGCTGTTGGCGTCGACGAGGTTGTTGGTCACGACGACCGATGAGGCCGCGGCGGCGATCGCCACCGTGCCCTGCAGCGAGTTCTGCGTGACCGCGCCCGTTGTGGTGTTCGCGCGCGTTGAGGCCGTCGCCAGGCCCTGCGCAACGAGCGCGGCCTCGACTTCGGTGGTGAAGGAAACGATCTGCCCGGACGGGACGCCCGCGTAGGATCGTGAAAGTAGAACGGTCATGGCGGGTTCTCCTCAGGTTCCGTAGATGCAGGCGAGCTCGGGATAGGTAGCGGCCCACCCGAAGAGCACGTCGAAGCGCATGATGTAGTTGTCGTTCACGCCGTCGTAGAACTCGGTGACCTTGAGGTTCATCCCCTTGTAGGTCTCCTGCGCCACATCGATCACGCCCTTGCCGCCCGGGGGTGCGTACATCGGCACCATCGCGAGCGTGAAGGCATCCTTGTGGAAGGCGACGTTGCCGTTCCATGTGCCCGAGGCCGTGCCGAAGATCGTCATCGCCGCGCCGTTGGCCGGGGAGGCGGTCACGTTCTGGAACGCGCCCGAGTTGACGATTGCCGGAGCGATCAGGAGCGCGACCGCCGCGTTGGCGGCATCGGCCGTCACGGTGAACTGCGCCAGAGTGCCGGTCGAGGTGCGCGATTGCGGGTTGACCGCAAAGACGCCCGCAAAGGTCACTTTCGATCCCTTCGTCACGGTGCCGTTCAGGGCATTCATCGTGAGCGTCGAGCCCTGCTGGCCAGCGCCGTTCACGGTGTTGGTCGTGACGTTGGCCGTGCCGTTGGTGTGCAGGTCGATGTTCTGGTCCATCGCATAGGCGAGGCCCAGTGAGTCGACCATGATGCCGCGCTGGAACTGCTTCTCCAGCGTGCTCTGCGCGTTGAAGAGGCCCGCGAAGCCTTGGATCGCAGCGCCGTTCAAGCCCGGGTTCATGATCAGGGCTCGCTGCCGATCGCGCGGCGCGCCCATTTCATCGAGGCGCTGGTTGAGGCCCGTGACCGCCGCGAGCGCGAGCGCCTGCGTGGTCGGGAGCGTGCCTGGCGTGCCGATCGCGTTGTAGGTCGCCGTGTGCGCGAGCGCGCATCCCTGGCGATCGACTTCGTTGGCAACGGTGGCCATGGCCGCCTGAATCTTCCCCTCGAGCTGCTGGAGCGAGAGCGTGCGCTCGAAGCCGGTGAAGTTCAGGTCCGTGCCGCCCTGGCTGAGCGTCAGAGGAACCGTGGTCTCCACGGTGCTCTGTGGGACTGCGACGCGGCCGGCGCGGTAGGTGTACCGAGGCGGCTTCTTGATGTTGATGGTGGCGCCGGGGGAGTAGCCGCGCTTCTGGTTCGACATGAACTCGTCTTCCCAATCGCGGTTGCAATTGGAGGCGAACGTGAGCATGTTCTCCAGTACCGCGAGCGCTTCCTTGGCAAGGATGCTGCAGGTGACCAGTGTGTTTGACATGATGCCCTCGAAAAGTGGGATTTAGAGCGGGATCGAGTGCACGAGAGAGCGTTCGTGCGAACGATTTAGGCCCGATCTTTCAGCCCTTCGGTAAAGGGCTAGCCCACTTGGCAGCGCAGTACTTCTCGGGAGGCTAAGCCCGGGAGCTGCGAATCGACATCATCAAAGCGAGATCAGCGAGCCCAGCTGGCTTTCTGTTCCCGGCGAAGCTTCACGTAGTCTTCCATGTTCATTTTAGCCATGTCGACTGTCGTACTGCGTCCCTGACCCACCGGCTTCATCGGTGGCGGGGCGGATGAGACGCGCCGATTCTGCACCGGCGCGGGCGGCGGTGTCGAGTCCCTCGTCACATTTCGTTCGTCGGCTTCAGCTTCAGCCGCGGGCGCTGCGGGAGCGAGCTGGAGCTCGAGCTTGCCGATTTCCTTCGCCACCTGCGCCTCGCTCATGCCATTCCAGCGCTCGGCGATCTCGGGATTCTTGTCGAGGTGGTAGGCGATCTGCGGGCCCAGCTCACTGTCGAGCAGCTGCGCGGTAACGTGATCAGCCACGTTCACTTCACTCGCGGCCAGCACGGCCTCCAGATCCGGGATCGTCTTGGCTGCTTCGAGGCTGCGCTCATGCCATGTCTGCGCCCGGCGCTGGGCTTCAGTCTGCTCCTGCGCTCGAACCTCGCGCTTGCCCAGTTCGCGCTCTACGATTTCGCCAGCCTTGAACTCCGCGAGCGCCTCGGTGTAAGCCTCGTAGGTCTCGAAGTTCGCGGGCTCGGGCTTCTTCGGCGGCTCCGGGGGCGGATTCGCCTTGGCCTCTGCAAGTCCTCGCCAGTAGGCCGTTTCACGCTCCGCCTGGCGCCGAGCACGCGTCAGTTCATCAATCCGTGGCTGAAGCGGGTTGCGGAAGCGGCCCTTCTCGTCGCGTTCCGTGGCGCCGGCGGCGACCTCGGCATCCGTGGGTGCCCCCTCGGCGCCAGGTGCTGGCGGTGGCGTTGCACCGTTGGCGGCCGCAGGCGCCGTGGCGGGGGACGCTGGTGCGCCAGCGCTTGATTCGTTGTCGGCCATGTCGATCTCCTACTTTTTGCCCATGTCGGGGTACTTGCGCAGCACGGCGGCGCGCACCTGCGCCTCTTCGGGTTTGCCGCTGGCACGCGCGAGGGCATTGCGCGCATGACTTCGATTCTCGATGGGATAGGCGCGCCGGCTCGGGACCGCGAAGCTCTTCGCCGAGAGGTTCTTGCGCGCCAGCGTACTGAGCTTTGCCATGGGGCCTCCTACTCGGCCAGCTCGCTCAGGAGCGTGGCCACCGTGATGACATCGAACTCTTCTTGCGCAATGCGCTGCGCGTGGGCAGCCGCTTGCGCATCAGCAAGAGCGCGCGCCGTGGCCTCTTGGGCCAGTTGCGTCTCGAAAGCGACGAGCTCGGCGCGGGCGCGCTCAACACGCTTGGCAGCAGCGGCGATCCGCGCTTCGTTCTGGCGGATCGCGCTCTGCCGCTTCAGCGTTAGAGCCTGCGTGCGCAGGGCCTCGGCTCGACGCATCGCATTCGCTACTTTGCCGCTGAGCTCGCGCAGCTCGGCCTCGCGAGTGTCGCGGGCCGTGCCGCCCGGGACAGTGGGCGCAGCTGCCTGAGGGGGTTCGATGATGCCTGTGGCAATGCGCCGCGCGAGTTTGTCCTCTTCGCTCTCCCCGCGCGTCTGGTTCGGGAGCGAGAGGCGCTTGTGCTCGGCGCGGCCTGG